GCTCGGGAGAGGTCCCATCGTCTGCCCCGAGGAGAATGACCGCGCCACCATACAGCCGCGCCCATATCAGCGCCTCGGTCACGGCATCTTGGGCGCCCAACTCCTGTAGCCGCTGAAGCATGAGCTTACCGACATCGTCATCGGTGGAGATCGATATCCACTTTCGAGTTTGCTCGTCGGCTGGCAGCTCGCAAATGCGCCGCCCGAGACCATCGCCGGCGAACAGCTCCTCGAGCTCGCCGTGCGTGAGCCTCTCCGTGGTGCGCACAGCGGCGCCGAGGCGCTTGTCTCGCCCGGGGACGCCGAGCCCGGTAAACACGTTCGACCACCCGTCGGTGCGCAGTGCTTGGTGCTCGCCCATCGGGTGCACGATGCCCTCGAAACCCCCCGCGCAGCCAGGTGATCATTTGATCACGCGCGCCTACCGCCGCGATAGTTGCTGCACGAGGCTCGCGCCGGTCCCGTACCGATGATTGAGGTACTGCGTCGCGGCGTCCACCTGGTCGCTGTACTGGCCGACCGGGAAGGCCTCGGTCTCATCGAGGAACTCGTTGGCCCACGGGAACAGCGTCGGGTGAGGTAGCCAGACATTGCCCGCGCGACACGCAGGCGCCGCCGCGTTGGCGCGAGCCTCCTTGCCTCCTCGAGGGTCGACCTCCAAGAGCCCAGGGATCTCTCGGTGCAGGAGCTGGATAACAGCCGGCCCGTTCGCCTTGTCCTCGATGAGCTTCGCGAGAGACTGCGGCCATGCAGCCGTCATCATCTTGACCGCATCCATGGTGCGCACGATGTCCATCTTGTCGCGGATCTGGTCGAGCAGATACGAATCGGCGCCGCGCTCCGCCCAGAGCTGGCCGACAACATAGGCCGCGTCCTTGGTGTCCTTGAAGGCGCAGTCCCAGGTCTGCGTGTGGCCGAACAAGACCTCGGGCAGCGGCTCTTGCCCGCACACCTGGTAGCTACCATCCGGCATCTGCACGCGCACGGGCGCAGGCGGGCTCGCGTGATGCGGGTACCAGAAGCGCCAATACCACCGCTTGAGTGGGCCGCCGTCACCGGGGCGCGGATTCTGATTGTACTGCGCCGAGTAATGCCGTGACCCGAGCTTCACGGTCTTGAGTGAGTCGAGCTCGACGCGGGGAAATAGCTCCGGGAACATCAGCTCACCGCGCTCTTGTCGTGGGTCGTCTGGGTGGTTGAGCGGGTTGTCCGGATCAAACTCCATCTGGATGTTGATGACTCGCCAACCTCCCTCCCTGATTGCTCTCCCAGCGGTGTCGTTCGGGTGGAGCCGCTGCATAATGGTGGTCCATCTCGCACGAGCCAGGTTGTTGACTCGTGACGGCAACACCTTCTCGACGACATTGGCGCACTCCTCGAGACGCTTGCTGATCTGATCCAAAGAGCCGTTGATGACCTCCTTCGCGTCGAGTGGGTCGTCGATGATAATGTCGTCGGCGCGCTTGCCTTGGATCTTCGACCCCAGCGACCGGCATTGCCGAAAGCCATGTCGGGTATTTGCGAAGTTCACCTTCTCGTTTTGGTCGTGCGCTAAGCGCCACGGCTCTTGCCCGCGCTCGCGAGCGATGGTGGCGGCGATGTCCTGGTACCACGGTGAGGTGATGATCTCCCGTGCGCGCCGCGAGTCTCTCACTCCGAGGTCGTCGTCATTCGCCAAAAACAGCTTGCGCCGCTCGGGCCATTGCAGCCACTCCCACGTCGGCGCGAACACCGACACGAGTAGCGACTTCATGCTCCCTGGCGGAACGCAAACCAACAGCTTGCGTCGGCTCATATCCCCGAGCGCCTGGAGCTCGAGCTCACGGCATATGATGTCGAGATGCCAATTCCACACGAGCGGCGTCGCTGGCTCGACCGTGGGCCAGACCAGCCTAACGAACGTCGCGAGACTTCTCGTCACCGCGCTCACGAGCCCCCCCTGCTCGAGCGCAGCTATCCTACGAGCTCTCTCCGCTTGGATCTGCGCCAGGGTCGGTATCCCGACCGCCGACCTTGGCGACAATACTACTGAGCGCATCAAACTCCTCATCGGTGAGGTCCTTCAGCCTATCTGGTGGCACCACGGTGCCGACGAATTGGATAGGCTCACCACCCAAACCTCCCAATTCAGCCCTCTTTGGAGCGTCGACGCCAAGCATCTCTCGACGATGACCTATTATCTTGAGCGCTCGATCAACTGCCGCTCCATCTCCTTTGGTCGCCTGACTCCATACTCCCATCAACAGCGTATCGAGCCGAGCAAGCTCGAGGATGCGCACTGACTTAATGTCTGGAAGCATCTCCTTGGCGTGAGCGGCGAGAACGCGCTTGAGCATCTTCGACACCGCCTGCTTGCTCACTCCGAGTTTGTCGCCGATGGCTTGATAGGTTGCACCTGCCTTCTTCAGCGCGAAGGCTGTCCGCTCGCGCTCCCTGGCAGTCAGCTTTCGTACGGATGCTCGGCCTTCTGTTGTCGCCATTTCTATGTATTCTCCATTGACACCGGCACATCAATGTGACTCGCAAATCATTTTGCGAGGTGGGTTTGTTTAGACGCTACGCTTATTGTGTGGTGTGATATGCTCATGAAAAGATTGTGGTTTAAGGCTATCTTTGTCGACGACATACTTTCTGGGTCAAAGACAGACACTATGCGTCCCGTCTCTTCAAGAACCCCTCGACCTGGTGTGGTCTTTGTTGCTCAACTCACTGCCGTCATTCTTTCCGACGGTTGACTTTCGCGCAGCGGTTTTTCTTTTTGTCTTATTCATGTTTAACTCGCGCCTTTTGTCCGGTCAGATTCTGCCATCGCTCCACAACGACATCACAGTACGCTGGCGATAATTCTGTCCCCTTACAAACTCTTCCCAATTGCTCGGCGGCGATATAACCCGTGCCAGAACCAGCAAACGGTTCGAGCACCAACTCTCCAGCATCGGAGCTGTTACGCATCGCCCGCGCATAAAGCTCTACAGGCTTCATCGTAGGATGAGAATCAGACTTGTGAGGTCTATCTATTTCCCAAACACTTACCTCGCTTCGATTTGATACTTTGTGGTGAGCACCATCAACCCACCCATAGATTATTGGCTCGTGCTTGTAGTGATAATCACACCTTCCTAGAACGTGATTATTTTTCACCCAGACGAGGACATGGCGCGACGCCATCCCGGATTCTTTTAACGCAAGTAGAAGGGGAAGAAATAACTCGCCTTGAGGGCCAGTGATGTAATAACAAGCGCCATCTTTCATTAATGGCCGTATCGACGAAAACCAAGTCGACCACAAGAAACTCATCTTCTCCGCCCCGTGGTGATCATTCTCTATTGGAACCTGAATGCGATTACCTTTGCCGAAGGTGTTTAAAAATTTGTTCTTTTCTGCGTAACTGACGCCATAAGGGGGGTCGGTAATCATCAAAGCCGCCTCCTTCTGGTGACATATGGTCTCAAGTCGCTCGCACGAGCCACACAACAGTTGATGATTACCTAACATCCATACATCGCCAATGGTTGTTACTGCTTTTTTGGGTAGATCAATAACGTCATCGTCTTCAAGTGCATCATGCGAATTACCCACGTCATTCAATAAACCATCAAGCGCAAGATCAACAAAATCTTCTCGCCCTATGCCGGCAAGAATCTCACTCATTAATAACTCAACATCGTCGGTGAACTCACCGGCAATGTGTGGGTTGTTGGCCACAATATTTGCGGCTCTCTCTTGCGTATCATCCCAATTAACGATGCGCACACGAAAACATTCGCCATTGGGAGCAACCACCGAGCCGTCAACAAACGATGCGCCCATACCACGCAACTCTTCCACGCGCTGGTGACCACACACCAGATTTCCTGTTCGCTTGTTCCAGACAATCCCGGATATATCACCAAACTTTTCGAGAGACCTACTCAAGGCTTTGGCGGCATATTTTGAGATGCGCCGTGGGTTGTAGGGCGCTGGGCGTAGATCTTCGATCGACGTCAACCCGCTCCCGTCAACCTCAACAATCTGTCGTTTTCGACTCATGCTTCTTTCCTTTGGTGTGTTTCGGCTTCTGCGGCTCCATCGAGCGTCAGTCTCACAGCCCGAGCCGTCGCGATCTCTCGGACCAACAACCCCTTCTGGTGGAGCCGTTTCAAGTGCTCGATCACCCCGTTGGTGCTGGCAATATTTAGT